CCTTCCACTCTACCGGTGCCCATCGATCGTCACTGCACCCGCCAACAACACTATGTGCCGAAGCTGCGATAGCCAGCTTGTCATACGGAGTCTTGAACACGGTAGACAGATGTTTGAAGATCTTTATTGTAAGTAGATCTATCTGTTCTGTTGCTGCTGGTGCTCTACGCTTCAGCTCACCCATCCGTGTAACAGTGGCTGAGACGGCGTCTAGCGCTCTCACTGGCATCTGTGATTCTATCCGTGAATGTACTGCTGTCGCACATGCCCGTGATAGGTATTGAGAGCCCAACCCATCAGACATTTCTATTTTGTGTTCCACCCGCAGGAACTCACCCACAGACAATATGTTGCATTTCGCAGGCTGAGCCCTCGCATTTATGTCGGCCATCCTGTCGTGTACGTCTATGGCTGCCTTCACACTCCGGATTGCAAGCAGTACGTCGTCTCCATTGTGTACCGAGTCCACTACATCAGGATGTTCGAACACGCCTGCTATATCCATATACACGTAGTTGAGTACCGTGTTGATGAAAGTAGTTAGTCTGGAACCAGACAACAGAGTTCCGTTCGGTCTGTAAGGGCCGTCTTGTAGTGGGTAGACCATTATGTCCATGTAACTGTCTAAAATCCAGTTCATGGCCGCTAGCTGCTCCTCCGTCATTGCTGGTGTAAACACGGCTCTATATGCTTTGATTACAGCTATCATGCTGGACGTAGAATGTTGAGCATTGAAGTCGTCGAAATCGTAACAGAATGAGTCGCAGCCTTCCAACATCGCCTTCAGCCGCTTATGCACTCTCCCTGCCTCCGCATCTTCACCAACAGGGAATCTATGTTTCAACACTTCTTCACAGTTGAACATAGCAAAGTGGGCTACAGTTGCTGACGTCAAATCGACACCATATATAGCACGCTCCTTACCCCACTCATACTTCGTGGATGCCCAGGCACGTATAGCTGGCTTTCGAGTAAACATCTGCTCAACGTGTTCTATAGGCATGCTGTTTAACGTCACGAACTTGGTTCTATATCTGTAGCTATCCCTGTTGATATATTTTTCATCGACCGCATGTTGTGAGTGCACACTACCAGCGGGTGACCACTCCCAGCGTGCCGCGGCAAAGTCTCGCAAGCTCATGCGTTTATATTTGAAACCATGTCTGACACCCATGTTGAATACAGATACCGCCTTTGCGTAAACTGTTTCTGGTTTGACGTCAATCACGTCTGGGTTTAGCCTGTGTTCTCTTTCA